TTGCACACTTGGGTGAGCAAGAAGTTCTCTCGCGAGAAATCTACGCAGACGGAACAGTGGACGATAGCGACGTATTTGGCTACCAAGAACGATGGGCCGAATACCGATACACACCAAACGAAATCTGCGGACTATTCCGAAGCACCAGCGCCGGAAACATCGACCAGTGGCACTACAGCGAAGAATTCGCCACACGACCAACACTCAACGCCACATTCATAACTGACCCATCCAACACGACGCTGGAACGCAGCATGGCAGTCGGATCAAGCGCCAACGGACAGCAGATACTCATGGACATGCTGTACCGCGTACGCGCCACACGACCAATGCCGACCTACAGCGTCCCCGGCCTAATCGACCACTTCTAAGGCACGACAATGTGGCAAGCAATCGCAGGAATCGCTTCCTCTATCGGCGGAGCCCTCATCGGCTCCAACGCACAGAAGAAAGCGAACAAAACAAACGTTCTCCTTCAACGAGAACAACGAGCATGGGAAGAAAAAATGAGCAATACGGAAGTTCAACGCCGTATGCAAGACCTCAGAAACGCGGGACTCAATCCCATGCTTGCCTATCAACAAGCCGCCTCCACTCCGAACATGGCACCCGCACGAGTGGAGTCCACCGGACGCGACTTCGCCGGAGCTGGACAAAGCGTATCAAGCGCACTCCAAATGCACACGCAACGCAAACTCATGGAAGCCCAACTCACCAACACCCAAGCCGACACTGCTGGGAAAACCGAGAGCGCGGAAGCCCTACGCATCGACAACATCATCCGCCGCGCTAACATCCCGTGGGCTGAACACAACGCCCGATCCAACGCCGCGAACCTGATGGCACAAGGAGACAAAATCGGCCACGAGATCCAAAAGATCGTTACCGAACTCCGGCTAACCGAAGCGGACCTGAAAAACAAGGACCTCACCAACAAACAACTCGAAGCACTACAACCGCTGCTACTCGAATACCAGAAAATGGTCAACTTAGGCGAAAAATTCGGCCTAAGCGAGAAAGAAGTCATCTCAAAATGGTTCGAAACACCCATGGGCGGCGGCGGCAAAGCCGCCAACATGATCAAAGACGTCATCATGATCCTCAGGAGCCTCAAATGAAATTCGCAAACACACTCATGACCAAAGAAGAACGAGTCGCCCTCAACGGCGGACTCGACTACGCCACAACAAACAACGAACCCACCATGACACAGGTGGCCGACGCCAGCGAAACCAACATAAACGTCATAATGGCGAAATACCAAAGAACGGGACAAATCCCAAAGGTGCTCGCACAGCCCCTATTCGGGGACTTCACCGAAGCACCAGACTACCGAACTGCAGTAGAAGCCGTTAACGCAGCCCATGAAGCGTTCATGGAAGTACCGGCCAAAATCCGAGCGCAGTTCGGAAACGACCCGAGCGAATTCATCAAATTCTGCTCCGACCCAGCCAACAAAGATCAACTGGATAAAATGGGCTTGACACAACCCCCAGCGCCCCCGACTATGGAGGCGCAAACCGTCAATACCCTGACGGAAATCAGGGACGCCCTGAAACCCAAAGAACCAAAGGAACCAAAGAATGGCAACTGAAAAACCAGCACCAACACAGCTCGACATCGAGGCAAACCAGATCGATCGAGCAATCCGGGCAGTGCGCGACTTCCAGAAGGGCGCCTGCACCGTAACCTTCGTCCGTGCTGCCCTAGGGGCGATCAAGGCCGAAGAAGTAGCCACGGTCAGCCTGGCTACACGAGTGCCCACAGGGCAACTCGAAAAGCTCCGGGCGTAGCCGGAGCTAAGACAGAACCTGCCTAGGCAGGACCTGTCACCTAGACCAGTTACATCAAGTAGAGAACTGGTCTAGAATCGAAAGGGCCCCAGGACGGGGCCCTTTCCACACCGGAGATCCCAAAATGGCATACCGCTCACACGTCAACAAGCGCAAAAGCGCAAGAAACTTCCGCCGCTCAACGCAGAAAACGCGGAAAATCAACATCGCCGCAAACATGCGCGGCGGCATTCGCCTTTAAGCAATGCCCTGCACAAGCCCAATACACGGCTGGCAACCCCACAAAGGTGGCCAGCTCGTGTTTGGAGCACAACCAACACCGGGCGCAAAAGCCCTACAAGTCCCATGCAACCAATGCGGGGACTGCAGAATAAGAAGACTCACAGATTGGGGACAACGCATGGTACACCATGCATCCCAATACGAGGAAAACTGTTTCCTAACACTTACGTACGACGACGCCCACTTGCCCGACAACGGGACACTGTACAAGCCACACCTGCAAGACTTCGTTAAGAGGCTCCGTCACTACTTTCCGATACGGAAGCTCTCTTACTACGCATGTGGAGAATACGGAGAACGCACGCAACGAGCACATTACCATATGTGCCTGTTCAACGCGGATTTCCAAGACAAGATCGCATTCCGCAAAATCAACGAATACACACTCTATGTCAGCGCACAACTGACCAAAATCTGGGGACATGGCAATACCTCCATAGGAGCCCTCACGCCACAAACCGCAAACTACACTGCATCATACGTGATGCAAAGAACACTCGGCAAGGGGTGCCCGAAATACTGCACCCTTGACGAGGAAACCGGGGAGCTACATCCCCTAGTACAACCATTCGCCGTAATGAGCCTAAAACCGGCCATCGGCAGAGAATGGTTCGACAAATACAACCAAGACATATATGGACACGATAAAGACTTTATCGTCGTCAATACAGAAAAGCGCAAACCTGCGCGGTACTACGACAAAATATATGACCTAGTGAATCCAGAACACATGAAAAAAATAAAACTAATACGGGTTGACAACCACGAACCACAAACTGTAGAACAGAACCGCGCACGCGCACAGATTACGCGCGCACGCAAACTGTATAAAACACAGATGTAAGAAGTTATCCGTAAAATAGGAAGTAACCGAGCCCTTCGGGCTCTAGGAAAGAAACAATGAAACTCTACTCAGTACGAGACAAACGAGCTAAAGAATACGGGCAGCCGATGGCAATGCCCACAGACGCGCACGCAGTGCGCTCATTCACACAAGAAGTAAACCGCGCAGACAGCGCAAACATGCTCAACCAATTCCCAGAGGATTTCGCAATATACGTAGTCGGAGACTTCGATCCCGACTCCGGATGCATCGACAACCACGAAGAAGGAGCAGCAGACTATCCAAAACTTCTACTAGAAGCGATAGCAGCAAAACGACCAACTGAAAAACTCTGACAACAACCACTCCCGCGTGATAAACGGACACCCAAAGCGGTGTCCGTTTTTCACTTGGGGCTATTGAAAACCAAGGAGACAGACATGTATCGAAATCAAATGGCGTCACAACACGACTTCGCCATGATCCCAAGACCAGACGTACCGCGATCAACCTACATGCTCCAACAGGCACGCCGAACCACATTCAACGGCGCAGACCTCATACCAATCTACTGCGAGGAAATACTACCCGGCGACCACTTCCAAGGAACACTCGACGTGTTCTGCCGGTTCGCAACACCAATCACCGCCGTCCTCGACAACGCCAAACTCGAAACATTCTTCTTCTTCGTCCCAAACAGACTAGTCTGGGAACACTGGGAAGAATTCATCGGCGGAGGAAACTACACGGTCCCAACCGTCGCAGTAAGCTCCACAGCGGGCACCGTACTATCCCTCTACGACCAATTCGGAATCCCGGTAGTAGGACAAATCAACCCCGGCGAAGCAGTCACACTGAACGCCCTACCGTTCCGGGCCTACAACAAAATCTACAACGAATGGTTCCGAGACCAGAACCTCATCACTGCCGTGATCGAAAACGTGGACGACGGCCCGGACTCGCAAGTGGAATACTCCATCCTGCAACGGGCCAAAAAACACGACTACTTCACAAGCTGCCTCCCGTGGCCACAAAAGGGCACGGCCATCGACATACCACTCGGCACCAGCGCACCCATCTACACCAACGCCGCCGGTGGCACCGCACTCCAAGTACAAGACAGCTTCGGCGGAACACAAGCACGCAACCTCAACACGGCCGCAAATCCCGGCCAATGGTCCAACGCCTTCGCAGGCACAGGAAACATGTATGCAGACCTCACCAACGCAACAGCAGCAACAATCAACGCTCTACGCCTTGCATTCCAAGTACAACGACTGCTGGAACGCGACGCAAGAGGTGGAACTCGCTATATCGAACTACTACAAGCTCATTTCGGAGTACGTCCTCCTGATTTCCGCCTGCAGCGACCGGAATATATCGGAGGCGGAAAAAGCATGGTTAACACAACTCCAATCCCGCAAACCAGCAGCACTGACGCAACAACTCCGCAAGGAAACCTCGCAGGCTATACAACAGCTACTGGCACCGGACACAGATTTAGATATGCCGCTACCGAACACGGATACATTATTGGGCTGGCGAACGTACAAACTGACATTACCTACCAGCAAGGAATCCGCCGACACTGGACACGAAGCACACGATACGACTTCTATTTCCCAGCGTTTGCACACTTGGGTGAGCAAGAAGTTCTCTCGCGAGAAATCTACGCAGACGGAACAGTGGACGATAGCGACGTATTTGGCTACCAAGAACGATGGGCCGAATACCGATACACACCAAACGA